CAACGGCTCCGTCGATTTTCTCGGTGGACTTACTCTTGTTGAAGGACTTGTTGCCCTTGCCGTCGTCCTGAATGGCGATGTTCGAGAAGTTCCAGCGCAAGACGGGATGCCCGCCGTGCTGGAACCTTCCGGCAAGGATTGTGCGCTCAAGCTCCTTGATGGCCGGTCCCATGGTGGCCCAGCCCTGCCGGAAGGACACGCAAGGATATCCATCTTCAAGCAGGTTGTTCATGAGCATCCCGGCATAGTGCGGATCGAAGGCTATTTCCCGCACCTGAAACCGCTCGCAAAGGTCGCGAATGGCGGCTTCGATCACGCGATAATCGGTCACGTTGCCGGGGGTGGTGTCGATCAGCCCTTCGTCCACATGCCGGATATAAGGGAAGCCGGATTGCGTCTGTCGGCGCTCCACGTTGTCGGACGGCATGAAGAAAAAGGGCAGGACGATATAGCCCTCTTCGTGATCGGGATCGCGGAAGGCCGCGACGATGGCGGAAAGGTCATCGGTTGCGCCAAGATCAACGCCCAGCCAGCACGGCGCACCTTCAAGGGCGTCAAGGTCAATCGGATCGTCGCCACGGTCATAAACGGCCATGTCCACGAAAGGCGACGTGGACTTGTCCAGCCACATATTCAGATGCAGCATCTTGAAGGCGTCCCGTGCGCCGGGGTCGTCTTCGGCTGCGCGGGCCTTCTCCCGCAATTTGGACAACGGCGGATAGCCGTAAGGCGTGCCGGGGTTCGCCATAAGCCAAACCTTTTCATCGCGCCAATCGGCATCCGGGGGCGCTTCAAAAATGAAAGCCAGCTTGCTGGGGTCGTCTATATCGCCACGCGCCACCTTGCGGGCATTCTCAATCACCTTATAGCCGATGGTGTCTTGCCCGCGTCCCCCGGTGGTGATCGTCACGCGCAAGCTGTTCTCGGTCTTCGTCAAGCCCGTATCGATCACGTCCCAAAGGTCGCGCTTCTTCCAAGCATGGATTTCATCGCACAAGGCAAAGACCGGGGTGCGCCCGTGCTGGGTGCCGTGATCGTTGGAAATGGCTTCGATGAAGGAACCGTTCGGGAACTGGATCATGTTCCGGTAGTCCTGAAGCCGTATCGTGGCGGTTGGGTCGGTCGCCCGGTTCGCCTGCCCCTTCTTCCACAAGCTCGCGTCCCCGGCGTGAAGGATGCCAAGGGCTTCGGAATAGGCAATGCGGGCCTGCTTGCGGTCGCCTGCCGCGAAGATCACTTCGCCCCCCGGCACGGCCTCAGGCCCATGGGTATGAAGCAGGGCGAGCGCCGCGCCCAGCGAGGTCTTGCGATTGCCACGGCCGATCAAAATCACCACGTCGGACACGATGCGGTTGCCGAACTCATCGCACGGCCCATAGATGCGGCGAACAATCTCTTCCTGCCATGGGTCAAGCTGGAATGCGCGGTCGGCAAGCCGGGACTTCGGATGCTTCAGGCCGCGAAGCCAGCGGACAGCGCGGTCGGCATAGCCGAACGGGTCGGGAATGTCGGGGAAGAGGTTTACCGGCTTCAGCTTCTTTTTGATAACGATGGCCATGGTCAGTCCTGTGCAATTAATTGCAATCCGCAACGCATTGCGAATTTCATTCCGGCCCGTGAGCCACGCATCTCAGGTCCAGCCCCTCGCGGCGTCCAAACTCCTTGATCTCCTTCAGGTCATAGGCGCGGCCCTGATAGGTCACGCGGTCGGCGGGTGTGATGCCGTCCATGTGGCGGATGCGGAAGACGGTGGCGGCTTCGGTGGATGCGCCCCAGCCCTTTATGAACTCTTCCGTGGTGGCCTGAATGATCTGGGCGCGGACGGTGGCAAGGTCCGCCCACGTCTCAACGGGGGTGCCGTATTCGTCCACGGTCGAGGTGAACCGCTGAATGGTGATAGTCTTGTCGAGCTTCCCGGCCCTCATGGTGCCACCTCAGAAACCGACGCCTGAAGCGTGATGATCCCATGGGAATGCAGCCCGCCCGGATCGCGAAGGAACCGGGAAGACGCAATGTGAAGGTCCGCGACATGCAGGCCGGTGACGTTCCAGAAGGTATCCGCAAGGGCCTCGCGGATTGCTCCGGCGACCTGCTTGGCCCCGACAAGACCGGCCTCCTTCTGCCAGATATGCAGGTCCGCGAAGACCTGATGACGGCGGCGGGCAAGCCCTTCGTCGGACACGGTCTGGCCTTCCCCGATGATGATGCTGGGGAAGGTTTCCGGGCGGCTGTTCTGGTCGAGGATGGACGTTGCCGGGACAAGCGACGTGACGGCAGACGCTGCCACAAGGCGGGCGCGGATCGCAGCTTGCATGGCAAGGCTGGGCTCGGTCATTTCGCCCCCCTTACGGCCTTGCCGATGGCCCGTTTGATGCGGTTCGCAGCGCGCTTCTTCGTCAGGCGGTAGGCGGGCCAGAAATAGGGCTGGGCGGCGGCTTCCGCCGTGCCGTATTCGACAAGGTGCGGATAACGCGCGTCATCGTTGCCAGCCGTGACCAGCACTTGCGTTTCCCCTGCCGTCTGCGCTCCTCCCGGCTGGGAATACGGGGGCGTGGTGCCGCCCGGTGGCGTGACGGCGATGCTGTCCCTCAGCGCCCCGGTGTCTTCCGGCGCAAGGACGCGCATCCGGTCGGCAAGCTCATTGCCGGAAGTCATGAGCGCGGGCACGACGGCCTGCTTCACGGCGCGGGGGATGGCAGCGAGGCGCTTCTTCAGGCGGTTCGTCTGGGCGCTCATGTCAGAAGCTCCATGCCCGGTGCTGATTGATGATGTCCCAGAAGCCCAGCGGAAGCTCTTCGGCGCTGATCCCGACAAGGGACGCTTCCCGGTTTTCATAGAGGTGCCCGACAAGCTGCCGGATAGCTTCCTTCAGGTCGCCGGGAACCGTCGTCATGTCCGCCAGCTTCCCGTCTTCCGGCAACCAGCCGTCAATGAAGGCTTCGGCGGCGTCGATCTTCGCGGCAATGAGCGTGTCGTCGGCGTCGGTGGTGATGTTCAGATGCGCTTTCGTGTCTTCCACGGTGATGATGCTCACGGCGATAGCTCCTTTTCGGCTTGCAGATGGAGCGCGTGCCTCCCCCCGCCGGTCCCCGTGGGTTCGGTGAAAGTCTGGGAATACCCCCCGGTGTGGGTGGCAATGTCGGCGGTACCTGTCGACGCTGGGGCGTGGAAACCTTCGAGCATCTTGCGGATGATCTCGGCATTGCGCTTGATTGTGAGGCAGACGTTATATTCAGCGATATTTTCCAAGGTCAGGTTCAAGTGCCCGCCATGCACGGACAAGCGATAGCGCAATGCTTGGCAACTGATGCCGAGAAGCCCGGAGATTTCTCGCAAGGTCATCCATCGGCCATCGTACCTATACACGTTCGCTCTCATCCGCGCTTCTCCATGGATTGCTTGCGGGATGAATGGCAGGGCGTGCAGAGCGGTTGCCAGTTCGAGCGGGACCAGAAGAGTTTCTTGTCGCCACGATGCGGAGTCTTGTGGTCCAGGACACGGGCGGAAGCGCCGCACATGACGCAACGGGGATGCGCCTTCAGGTACGCCGCACGTTCCTTGTCCCACTTGCTGTCATATCCGCGCTCGCGTGCGGTCGGACGCTCGGTGTCATGGCGTGCCTTGCGCTCACGGTCCTGCTGGATCATGTGCGGGCAACGGTCGCCGGGAGCGACTACACACCCACATGCGCGGATGGACGGTGCTGCATACGGCACGATGCGCCCTCCTTTTTCGATGGCGGGGCAATAGCGTCCAGTTCGTAACCGAAGACGGCTAGGATGCGCTCAATGTCATAGAAGGACATGCAGGAAGAGGGATCGTTCCGGAGGAACCGCCGAAGAGTATTGCGATTGATCTTTGCGGAAGCCGCAAGCCTGCGTTCGGACTCGCCCGCCTCGATCATGAGAGAGCGAACAAGTTCCGGCCAAATGATGCTCATTTTGGAACCTCCTTGTTCGGTTGAACGATAGTTGCCCCCAATCCCCGGAATGCGGCCGCCACGTTCTTGTCGGTGAAGGGCGCGAAGCTGTCTTGCTTGGTAGATTTCTTACCGTCCCCGAATATGGCTTTGAACATGTCCATGCGGCCCGTCTGGGCTTCGATGATTTCGGCTGGGGTCGCATCGAGGGTGTCGGCGGGAGACCAGCCCAGCCAGCCCGTCCCGATGCGATAAAGGCCGGTCAGGAAGTCCGCCGTGGTTTGCGGCTTGTCTTTGGGAGGTTTGCTGTCATCGGCTGCCGGCTCCGAAAGGTCGGCGGGGTCTAGCCCCAGGCATTGGCCTAGATAGGCAGTTAGCGGCCATTTCATGCGCTCAAGACCGCTATCGAAGATGCGCGCTTCCAACATCGGATGATCGTAGTGATCGCGGATAATCTCGCACGTTGCGGTCAAGCTGCCGTCCAGTATTCCCCGGCTAAGCTGGGCGAAGGAACCGGGGCGGCGCTCAAGGCGCATGGCATGGCGAAGTCGGGGGATGAGATGGATTTCCTCCTCCCCCAGACTGACAACGATCGTATCAGCGAGCCTTGCCATTATCAGGGTGCCGTCGCTGCCGGGACTTCAAAAATCGCGCCAGTAATCGCGATCTGGTAGGTATCCTTCACGACATCGTCAGCCCCGCCCATGGAGGTCTTGGCGCTGGCGACGATGGCCTTGAAATAGAAGACGGTATTGGTGCCATCGGTCGCAGGCTTATCGTTCAGCTCCACCTTGAAGTTAAACGGAAGCTCCTGCTTTTCGGCGGCGCGGAGGGCAGTCTGGCCGGCGTCAGCGGGATCGCGTGCTACAACAACGGTCATGGTGCCGTTATCGCGGGAGCCCTTGAGTTTGCGGGCATATGCCTGATCGACGTACTTACCGACAAGGATTTCAGCTTCGGAACCGACCTCGCCCAAGTCTTCGATATTTGCCACGGCCGTATAGGTATCGGCCGCGAAGGTGGTTGCATCGGTTGCAGGGGCGGTCGTGCCAATGGAGAATTTCGATTTTGCAGTTGCGGAAATCGTCATGTGAAAGAGTCCTTCTAAGGGACTGGACAGCCTCGCGGCGTTCAATCGGGGTGAAGGCGGGGTCGCCCCGCCCGTGGCTTCATGTGGTTAGGTGGCAGAGACCTTGATGGCCTTCATGGCTTCGGCCTTCACCACGGCCCCGCCGACGCGGCGACGCCAGTGGAAACGAACCTGCGAAGAGACGGCAGCGGAGAAGGGATCGCGCAACGCCGAAAGCTGGATACGGTCCACGATGCGGTATGCCTGAGCGAAGTCACCGAGCAGGATGGGGAACTTGCCAGCACCTACATCGTCCATGTCGGGAAGCTCGATCACAGGACGGCCAAGCAGAGTGGCCGGTTCACCTGCCTGAACAGACGGCTGCCAAAGATACTGGCCGGTCGTGTCCTTCAACTTGCGGACGGCGGCGATGGTCGTGCCGTTCATGCCCCACGTCGCATTGCTGCGGTAGAAGGGTTTCAGGCTGTAGAACAGGTCAATGAGAAGATCGGTGGGATTGGCCCCCAGCGTGGTCGCGTTGCCGGTGATCTTCGCGCCGGTCGTGATGGCGGTATCGGCAAGGATACCGGACGGCTGGCCCGTGCCGGTGCCCTTGATAAAGGATAGGCCTTCCAGACGGCCAAACTCTTCCGCCGCGTCCAGAGCAAGCTCGGAAGCGAGGTCGAGTGCGCTGTCTTCCAGAAGCTGGTTGCTGATGTCGGTGAAGCAGCGGGCTTCAAAGACAGGCACGTTTACCTGACCAAAGGTCGGGCTGGTTTCCGTGCTGTCGTCGCCTTCGTCCACCCATGCCGCCGTCATGGTGCCGGTGCGCTTCGGCAGTTTCACGTTGCCGCTGGCGATGGACATGACGCGGGCAACGGAACGGATAGGCGAGAACTGAACGATGTTGCGCAGAAGCTCGGCCACGAAATTGTCCGGCACAATGAAGCCACCCGTTGCGCCGCTCGTGGTGCCGGTATCCAGAGCGCGGTGCTCTGCGGACATGGTGCCCGTACGAGCATAGTCGAGGAAAGACCGCATTTCCATGTCCCGCTGGTCGCACTGTTCCTGCTGCCCCGGACGGTTCAGCCGCGTTTCAAGCAGGGCGATGCGAGTTTCGGCGGCGCGGAGGGCATCGGCCTGCCGGGTCTCGAATGCGCTGGCGGCGCTGCGAAGCTCTTCCACGGCGGCGGTGGCCGCTGCCAGCGGGTCATCGTTCTGCGGCGGGTCGGCGCGTGTTTCGAGCGGTGCCGAACGGGTTTCGAGGTTATGGGGGATACGCATGTTCATGGGATCAACCTTTCAGGGTGGTGGAAGCGGCGCGGACGGAAGAGAGGAAGGCGGACAGGCCGTGAGCATTGGCGCGGACGGACGTGATCCCGCTGCCGGGGACGCTGGGGAACGCCACGATGCTGATTTCGTGAAGGCGGGCTTCCACGATACGGCGGACGCCGTTTGCCCGCCGTTCGTCCTTCACGGTGCGGAAGCCGATGGACAGGCCGCGAATGTCACCTGCTTGCAAGAGGGAGCGGACTTCCTGCGCCTTCGCCACGGCGAGGTTCAGCTTGCCTTTGGCAGTCAGCCCATCGCCCCGGACCTGAAAGGAAGACCATGAGCCGATGACGTTGGCCGGATCGTGCGCCCAGAGCATCGGGACGGAACGGCCCTCCAAGCCGAGGAAAGCATCGGGCGCGAACTCGGTGCGGTAGCTGTCCACGGTGTTGAAGCGGACTGCCACGCCTTCAATCTCGCCCGTCTCGGTCGGTACGGTGAAACGGGTCTCGAAATCGAACGTGTCGGCCCTGCGGGCTTCGCGGGTTTCGAGTGCAATTAATTGCACAAGATCATTCGTCATCGGTCGTGACCTTTCCGAACATGAGCATTTCGAGAATGCCGACTGCGACGGGGAAGATTTCCATGATCGGGCGGCGGGCGGCGTAGGCCGTGACAAGATCGGCGGCGGTCTGGGGTGTCTCGCCCCCACCCATAAGCCCCAGCCGGATCACGGCCAGAAGCTCTGCATGGCGGAAGTCGCCCCGGAAGACGCGATGGGAAAGCCCGCCGATGCCCGCCCCGGCGACACGCTCAAGTTCGGGCACAAGGTCCGGGGTCAAGCGGAAATCGCGCTCGGTGTCCCCGAAGAACGTGCGGAAGGCGGGAGCCATGTCATTCATCGGCCTTGCCTCCTGGCGTAATCTTCGTGGTGGTGGTCGTGGTGTAGGGGTTTTGCAGCACGTTGCCGCCCGGAAGCGGGCCAAGGTTCAGGCCGGCCCGGACTTCGTTCGCCGTCATCGCGCCCATACTGCGATATTGGCCGTATGCCGTGGCCCGCGTGGCGAAATCGGCACGCAAGAGGGCGTCGGTCAGGTGCTCCACAAACAGGGCGTCCCGGTCATCCGAGGCAATGAGCTTCAGGGTGGTTTCGGCTTCCCAGCGGGACAGCCACGGGGCAAGGGAGTAGGTAAGGAATTGCTGTCCGCCCGTCTCGGCGTTCGCCCATGTCTGGCGGGAATAGTCCATGAGAAGGACGGGCGGAACGCGAAGGACGCGGGCAATCTCGTTGAGGGACAGTTGCCAGATTTCGAGGAACTGCGCATCCACGCTTTTGAAGGCCAGCGGCATGAACTCGCCACCCTCTTCAAGAACCGCCGTGCCGCCCGTATTGCCGCCCGATGTTGCGGCCTTCCAGCTTTCACGGATGCGCTTCGCTACCTCGGCAGTCAGCTTGTTCGGGAACTTCAGGATACCGCCCGGACGCCCGCCGTTAGCGAAGAGACGGTTCGCATAGCCGTTCAGGACCATGAGCAAGCCGATTGCGTCCCGCGCCTCCATGATCGGGCTGCGGCCCGTCACGGCATCGGTGGCGACGGGCGACGGCGCGCGAATGTGCAGAATGTCCGCGAAGGGGATGAAGCGGGTGCCGTTGCTGATCAAGACGCGGTAACGGGGTTCGCCGGTCACGGTATCGATTTCGATGGTGACGGCCTGCGGGTGGAGACGGTGAAGCTCGCGGGGCACCCCGGTGCTGTCCCGCACGATCT